CAAGACAGCAAGCCAGAGCGTTTGCACAACCAGAATTAGAACTAAGATCAAGAGCACAAAGAGCTGGACTGCTTGGTGGATTACAGTCAGAGCAAGCCAGAAGACTTGGAATGTTAGGCGGTATAGGAACACAACAACAAGCGTTCCAACAAGCAGCATTGGATGTTCCGTATCAAGAATTCCAAAGAGCATTGGCTTACGGGCCTCAACAGCTTGGTTTATTATCAGCAGCAGCGGGTCAACCTTTTGCTGTTAGCAGAACTTCAGGTTATCAGCCTAGTACGTTAGAAGGTGTAACAACTGCTTTAGATATATTGGGATCACCGTTTATGAGCGGTTTGTTTGGCGGTTCTAGTGGTACTACAACAACTTAGGTTTAATTATGGCAAATGAATCAATCAGACAATTAGCAGATGTACTGGGTATGGCAACTGCAAGACTATCTGGCGATCCACAAAGGATGCAGATGGCTTTAGGTATGCAACAAAGTCGTAAGTTGCA